ATATTATGAAGAAAATTAACGGTAAAACCGTTAATGAAAACCACGAAGTGGTTGATGCTGAAGCGCATTATCAGTATTGTGATTTAGAGACTGGTGAGATTATTCAGCGTAAGCCTGAATTTAATAAGATGTCTCTTAAGCCTGGTATTGGTCAGGCTTGGTTTGATAAGTTCATGTCCGATGTTTATACGACGGACTCTGTTGTGGTGCGTGGCAAGAAGTGCCGTCCACCACGTTTTTATGATAATAAGTTTAAAGAATTGTTTCCTGAGCAGTTTGATGGTATACAATTTGCTAGGGAAGTCGAAGGACGTTCCCGATTTGAAGATAACACTTTACAGCGTTTGGCTGTAAAGGAAAAAGTCGCTTTGGCTAAGTTATCGCTTTTAAAACGTAAGATTTAAAGGAGTTTTTATGAAATTAGTGATTGTTTCTATTAAAGACCGTGCTGCAGACGCTTATGGTCGCCCAGCTTATGTTGCTACCGAGGGTGTAGCTATTCGTCAGTTTAGTGATGAGGTTAATCGTGCTAGTGAAGATAACCAAATTTATGTACATCCTGATGATTTTGATTTATATTATTTAGGCACCTTTGATGATAATACTGGTGTTTTTGATTTATTGGCTTCTCCAAAACAAATTTGTTTGGGTAAGCAAGTTAAGATTCGTGAGACTGATTAAGTTTTTTTAAACCGGGCTACTCGTAAGAGTGGCTCGGAATACTTCGGGAGATTGTTATGCATCGTAATAAGTCTGTGAGTTCTCATAGTTTTGCTATGGTTCCTAAAGCGGAAATTCCGCGTTCTAGTTTTGATACGCAATATGCGCATAAAACTACGTTTGATGGTGGTTATTTAGTTCCTATTTATTGTGATGAGGTTCTTCCCGGAGATATGCACAATGTTAAGGCTACTATGTTTGCCCGTTTGGCAACGCCTTTGTTTCCAGTGATGGATAATCTTCATCTGGATACTTTTTTCTTTTTTGTTCCTAACCGATTAGTTTGGTCTAATTGGGTTAAGTTTATGGGTGAGCAAGCGAACCCTAATGATTCTATTTCTTATGTTGTTCCGCAAATTACATCGCCTTTAGGCGGTTACGCGGTTGGTTCTTTATTTGACCATTTTGGTTTACCTACTGCTGGTCAGATTACTGGTTCTAATACTGTTACGCACAATGCTTTGCCTTTACGTGCGTACAATTTGATTTACAACGAGTGGTTTAGAGACGAGAATTTGCAAAATTCTGTTGTTGTTAACACTGGTGACAGTGGTGATGACGATATTGATTATTCTATGTTACGTCGTGGTAAGCGTAAGGATTATTTTACTGGTGCTTTGCCTTGGCCACAGAAAGGTGAGTCTGTTAGTTTACCTTTAGGTGCTTCTGCTCCTATTCTTTCTGATGGTTCGCAGATTAAGTTTGCTTTTGGTGCTGCTCAGATTCCTTTGAAATCTGAACTTGTTGGTTCTTTTTATGGTGTAAGTACTGGTGCTGTTAATGCAACTACATTATCGTTTGGCAACAATACTGGCCTTTATGCTGATTTGTCAGCTGCTACTGCTGCTACTGTTAATCAACTTCGTCAATCTTTTCAGATTCAGAAGTTATTAGAGCGTGATGCTCGTGGTGGTACTCGTTATACTGAATTGTTACGCGCTCATTTTGGTGTAACTCCACAAGATTATCGTTTACAACGTCCAGAGTATATTGGTGGAGGTTCTACTTATGTTAACGTTAACCCTATTGCTCAGACGTCTGCTACTTCTATTTCTGGTGGTGCTACTCCGCTTGGTAACTTGGCTGCAATGGGTACTGCGTTGGCTAGTGGACACGGTTTTACGTATCATGCTCAAGAGCATGGATATATAATTGGATTGGTAAACGTACGTGCTGATTTAACTTATCAGCAAGGTTTGCCTAAGATGTGGTCTCGTGAGACACGTTATGATTTTTATTTCCCTGTGTTTGCTCATTTGGGTGAGCAAGCTATTTTGAACAAGGAGATTTATGTTACTGGTACATCTACTGATGACGATGTTTTTGGTTATCAAGAGCGATGGGCTGAGTACCGATATAAACCAAGCCAGATCACTGGATTGTTTAAGTCAACAAGTGCTGGCACGATAGACCCTTGGCATTATGCTCAGAAGTTCACTTCTTTACCTACGTTGAATTCTACGTTTATTCAGGAGAATCCTCCTATTGATCGTACTACTGCTGTCGGTTCTGCGGCTAATGGTCAGCAGTTTTTAATGGATGCGTTTTTTGATTGTAAGATGGCTAGACCTATGCCTATGTATAGTGTTCCTGGTCTTATTGATCATTTCTAATGATATAACCTCGAGTACGCTTTAAGGCGTACTGAGGAAACAACCGAAGGGCGTTAGTATGGGTTTTTTTTCTAGTATTGCTAAAGCTGCTGCTCCGATTGCTTCCGTAGCTGGTGCTGCTTTTGGTCAGCCTTGGCTTACTGCAGCTGGTGCTGCTCTTGGTTCTATGCAAGCTCAAGATTTTAACGCTGAACAAGCGGCTCAAAATCGTGCTTATCAGACTGATATGGCTAATACGTCGTTTCAACGACGTGTTGAGGATTTAAAGGCTGCAGGTCTTTCTCCTATGTTGGCCTATTCACAAGGCGGTGCTGCAGTTCCTACTGGAAGTCAGGCTAGTTCTTCTGCTAATATTGGTGAATCGTCTGCTTCTGCTGGTTCTACTGCTCGTCAGATTAATATTAATCGCGATCAGGCTATTTCTCAGATGGAGTTGCAAGATCAGCAACGTAATTTGTTAGGTTCTCAGGCTCTTAATCAAGATGCCGATACTGCTATTAAGCAGTATGAGTTGTCTAATATGATGCCAGAGCGTTATCGTAATCTTATGCAAGATACGTTAACTAAAGGCGCTTATGCTAGGGCATCTATTGCTAATGCTCGGAATACCGAGTATTTATTGCCTCAAGCGATGAAAGTTGGTTCTGCTTGGGCTTCTCAAGCTGGTACTGCAGCTGCTTATGGTAAGCTTGCGAAGGATAACACTCCTTCTGTTGGCGTTAATGTTGGTAAACTAGGCCGTTTTGGCCTTTCTGTTGATTAAGGAATGACTATGACTAAGGTTTTTGTTCGTAATCCGTATAATTACGATATGGCTCTTGTTTCACAAGAGTCTGGTCTTGAATGTAAAGACCCGAGTTTGGCTCAACAACACATGAAGGATGAATGTGATATTAATGTTTTAGTTGAGCGTTTTGGTGTAACAGGCAGAATGCCTGTGCCTGTATCAGAGCCTTCATATGGCGATTTTAGCGGAGTGATTGACTATCACACCGCAATGAATGCTATTCGTGAAGCTGATGCTTCTTTTATGGCTTTGCCAGCCAAGCTTAGGGCTAAGTTTGATCATGACCCTAATGCGTTATTGCAATTTTTGCAAAATGAGCAGAATCGTGATGAAGCGATTATGCTTGGTCTTATTGATGGAAAGCCTGTGGCTGAACCTATCGTTTCTGCAGTAGAAACACCTTTGCCAGACGCGTAAGCGGATGGCAGCACAGTTACTCTACTTGATGTAACTGTGCTAGGTGACACCAAAACCACATTTATTAACTACGGAGTGCAATGTTATGAGCCTTTATAGAAAACCAATGAGCAAGCATGGCGCAGCTAAGAAGTTTCGTCGTGGCGTAAGCAAGACCAAGAGCATTAATATGCGTACTTCACCGCAACGCGGTGGTTTTAGACTGTAATTTATGGCGTGTTATAAGCCGCTAACGGCTTATCAATGCGCTGACAGGTCTATTATTTGGCGGGAAATTCTAGGTGCGGACGTAGTCCGTACTTTGTCATTGCCTTGTGGTCAGTGTGTTGGTTGTCGCCTTGAACGGTCACGTCAGTGGGCCGTTCGTTGTATGCATGAGGCACAAATGCATACTAGTAATTGTTTTATTACTTTGACATATGCTCCTGAGCATTGTCCTAAAGATTATTCTTTACATTACGAGGATTTTCAGCTTTTTATGAAACGCTTGAGAAAGCGTTATACTGGAAAGACTATTCGTTTTTATATGGCAGGTGAATATGGTGAATCTTTTGATCGTCCTCATTTCCATGCTTGTATCTTTGGTCTTGATTTTGAAGATAAGAAATTTTTCCAAAGAACGCAGACTGGGTCTATCTTATATACGTCAGAAATACTTAAAGAGCTTTGGCCGTATGGTTATAGCTCTATTGGTGATGTTAA